GCTGAACAAAACCTTTTCGATGTAATACGGCGTTCTAGCTATATCATTTATCATGGTCATACTTCTTCTGCTTTTTATCCCTCGACAATCCCCAAGCATCGTCCTCGACGCTACATAGGATGCGCTTGGAAAGCTGAAATTATCCATAACGTTCAAACGTACGTCTGTTTGTGTTCCGTCAGGAAAAATCTCTTGATCCGGTGTTTCTTCTGCGTTATGTGAAAGTATATTGATATCTTCTAATGTCTCCGCTCTTCCTGTGAGAGTGTTGTAAATTGCACCACCTCCTGCACTGAGCACTCCAGTTCCGACAACGCCAAGTGCTGTAAGCAACCTATTGGATCCTCCGTTCAGGTCCCCTTCATGCAGAGGTAATTGATGAGCTTGAAAGACAGGCGTATCATAACCCATTGCTCGCGGTCCCACAAGACTGGCGAACACGCTAACGTTAACACTCGGCGTCTCTTCTCCTGGTTGAAGAACTATGATCGGATGGATCAACACTCTCCACTCAGGAAAAGTTGTGTCCTCTATACTTGCGAACGCAGCTGGGTTCACCCAAGGAAGATATATATCCAAACTCTCTTGTTGACCTATATCTAGAAGATGCAAATCGCTCTGTGACTGTTGAAGGAGAGAAGTCCATGCTGTTACGTCTGTCTGATAGGGCAATGCTGAAACCATTACCGCTCCATAAAGAGTACTATCTGATGTCAACACTATTCGAAGCTTCACTCCGGTCCTAATGTATTTGAAAGGGGTCAGATAACTCTGTATAAAATCTTGTGCCAAAATCTGCTTTATAGGGGTAAAGAAAAGACTTTGATCTTGTAGTAAACTAGCTTTCGACAAAAGAAATTCTCTAGTGAGCATGGTAGTTGGGGTTTTGTTGGGATATGGGTCTGGTTGAAAATTCTCTCTGGGATAAGACATTCTCGTGATTTCCTCCGTGAGGGACAGAGTAGTCATTTGTTGTGTGGCACTTCGGGCAGGTACCACGTCTGCATCATTAATTTGTTGAGAAGCAAACCTTTTACAACTATTCGACAAAATTTTGGTTCGGAAACTTTGTCAAGTTTGGGACAACGCATTTCGAGCTACGTTGAACTTCCTTCTTTGTTCGTGTCACGAACATTGTACGGATACAAAGAAGGACCAGATTACGGTTCTGGCGGACCGTAGTTGGTTTTTTAACGTCAACCACGACGTTTTGCCTCTACTGTTGGTTTGGTGAACCCTGGTTTAGAGTGATCCGATCACTTCCATACCAGTTCTCCATCACTTTCTTCACCATAGCATCATACGTGTGAAGAAAGGGGCTGAGCTTGTTGTGCGCCCAGCTTGACACTAATTTTTCGCGTAGCTCGTTGAAGTAAGGTTTACCCCAAAGACATGCTTCACGCAAAGCATTAGTTGCACGATCTTGAATGACCTCTTTAGTCGTCATTCCTTTGACCTGCCGCCTAAACAAAACCATATTGATTATGGCCTCTTTACGAAGAGTGCCCACTATCATATCGTTCCTTACAGTAAAGCTCCTTCCCAGAAAGACCAGATCCTGCCTCTCTATAAACAAGGGTACTTCACCTTTCTTGTTGGGACCAGTATAGGTTACTCCATAAGCCTTCGCTTTTTCTGAAATAACTCTCATATTGTACCTATCCCTTACATCTTTACGGACTGTTCCAATCGAGTCGTCTCCAAGTGTTTTCATTGCAACACAATCTTCAAAATTCAGATTCTGCACTGCTTTTTCAAACACTAATTTGTGCAAAGACCAAACCATGAAACTATTAAATACAGTTGTCAGAAAATGGCCAGATGAGTGGCCTTTTTGCGTCATATAAATCCCAGAATCTTTAATTAGATAAAAACCATTTAGTCCTGCTAGAGCATTCTTAAACATAAGCATTTGCTCTACAGATAGTCTGTATCTTTCCTGGAGATGTTGACAAAATAATTCTTCAAACAAGCCTTGTGTTGTCGCCTCTTGCTTGCTCAGATCACCTGCTAAGTAAACATCGTCACCATGTTTGCTTGCGGTTTTGAGTACATCTGCCCAATCACTTGAAACTGGATCCACCCCTAAACACGTAGCAGTATCACTCGTGTGTTTGGTAAGCTTGTCGACATAGTCGCCGAACAACATTCTAAGAGCTATGTTGTAGGCAAGATCATGACCGTTTATCGTCCTAGGACAGGGATCTGGAAAAACCTTCTCCAGCGGTAACAATTCATCTTTAACAAACTGG